TTTTCCTATGATAATACCATCACCTCTTTGTACAGGGTTAGTTATCGGCATTTTCCTCCTTATCAATTAGCATATCTATGTATTGTTTTGCCTTCTTAAGGTCTTCAATACCATTCTTATATTTATATCTACATATATATTTTATCACATTGCCTTGAGCAAAGTCAAGGTTATTCTCAGCTATAAATTTCCATGGTTCTATAGCGAAATGATAATGTTCTGGATCTACTGCATTATCTCTTTCATAAGCTTCTTTAAAACTATATTTTTTTGTTTGTACTTCTACAAGTTCTTCTTCCGGCATTTTTATATCGACTTCAGCAATTAATTCTTCTTCAGTCTTTTTTATTTTTCGATACTCATCCCAACTTAGATCCGGATAATTTGCTTTTTTATCATCCCATTCTCCTTGTGTAAAGTCTCCTTTAAAGTCAGGGTTTTTCCATGATCCTACCATATTATTCTCCTATGTGTTCGTTTATATCTTCATTTGTTGTCATTATGAATATGGGTGTTTTGTCCCCATACCATGCTCCAACACTATTATAATCAAAATATTCTACAGCCATTTCATTTGCATCATCCCAATCGTCACAATCAGGATCATCCATAAAATTATTAGTTAAGATTTCAATACACTTTGATGCATCATATATAGCAATAGGACCATTATATTGTTGATATCCTAACCCTATAAATGCATCTTCGTAATCATCATATAACATTACTTCTTCTTCGGTTGACTCTAAAAATTTCTCTAATTTTTCATTAAGATTCATTTTGTCTACTCTTTCTTAGCTTATTCGCTTTTTGTTGTTGTCTTTTAACACTCTTAGGCTCAAATACTAAATGATCCCTATAAGTCTCTAATAAACCTTCTTTTTGAACTTTCTTTGTAAAACGCTTCATAAGCTTTTCAAAGGGTTCATTATTCTTTGCTGTAACTTCCATGTTAGCTCCAATCTATACTATATGCTAATTCTTTTTCTTTTACTTCTACTACAGGTTCTTCCTGTATAGACTCTTCTTTTTTAAAATAATCTTTTTTTACTGCCCATGATGGTTCGCATATTTCTATATCAACTTCTAAAGGTATGCGTAAAGTATTCTCTACTAAAACATCCCTAATTAAGTTTGGCAATGTCTCCATTTCATCCTTATGTATCTCACATATTATTTCATCATGCACTTGTAAAAGTAAATTACTCTTAAAGTTTTCTAATAATTTATGTACTTGTATCATTCTTTCATTAAGAATGTCGGCACTTGTGCCTTGTACAAGATAGTTTATCCCTTTGTATCCTAAATTCTTAGGAATTTGATAAACCCTACCATATTTATTCTTTATTTGTCCTAATAATTCTACTTTCCTCACTACTGCATTAAAAAATTCTCTTGAACCCTTAATACCATCAAAGTATCTTTTCTTATAAGCGGCAGCTTCTTGAGCTGGAACACCTAATTGAATACCTAACTTTTGATTTCCTATACCATATATAGTTCCAAATGTAATACTCTTAGCAGTTTGCCTAAACATTTTAAATGTTTCATCATCTTCAGTTACATTAAATGCTAATTTTGCTGCTTCCCCATGAAAATCTACATTTGATTTAGTCAACATTTGATTAACTTCTTCATTTTGAAGATAGCTTAAGAATACTCTTACTTCCATTTGAGAATAATCAAACGAAACTAACTTATAATCATCTCTTGGTACAAATAAATTCCTAATTGCTATCTGCCCTTCTTGTGATTTATCAAAAGATTCGTCTCCAACAAACGTCCAAGTATTTAAAACCTCATCACTTAATCCTTCAACTCTACTTGTTTGCCCTTTGGCAGCTAATGTAGCATTAATTCTACTTTTCAATTCTTTCTTATCTTCCTCAGTTAACTTTTTATCCATTAGATTGAAATGGTTTCGAGGAATGTTCTGCAAATTTGGATTCCTAGATGATAGTCTTCCTGTTAAAGTACCCCAATTACAAAAAGTTGTATGTAATTCGTTCTTTACCGAGAAAGGCTCTAAATATGTAGACCTCAATTTCTCTAAAGCTCTATATTGACGTACATATCCAGCAATCGGATCATTTATTTGTACTAACGCAGCTTCATTCCATGACTGTTGTCCTTTTGCAGTCTTCTCAGGAGATTTTATACCTCTTTCATTAAGTACTTCCCCTAGTTGTTGTGTACTATTAAGATTAAATTCCTTCCCTGCAAGATCTAAAACTCTTTTTTTAATCTCATCCTTACGTTTCTCTAGTTTGAGCATAGTTTCATGCACATAGTTGTTATCTATTTTAATTCCATGCCCTTCCATAACATACAGAACTTTAGTCAATTCCATTTGAGATTTAAATACGTCTAACTGTTTAGATTTTTTAATGACTTCTAATCTATCATTAAAAAGTTTTGCAGTATAGAGCACATCTTTTTCACAATATGGTCCTAAAACTTCTATAGGAGCTAGGGAAAAATCCTTATTCCATTTATTAGAGCGTAAAACTTTTTTTGTCTCTAAATCATAGCTTGCATGACTTTCCCCATAGCTTCTTTTTATCGTATTAGTGAGATCCAAGTCTTTAACTGTGGATGGTTCAGTCAAACGAACCATCGTGAGTACATCAATTAAAGTCTTGTCTTCAACTAATAGTCCTTCTTTTTCAAGGAATCGAAGATCGAACTTGATGTTGTAACCAACAAGGTGCTTGGATTGATTTAACCACTCGATGAGGGTATCTAAACACTCGCTAGGAAGGTTATTTCCTACTTGTTGATGTCGGAAAGGGAAGTAGTACGAGTCTAAGTTGTCTACAAATCCGACTCCGATTCCACAAATTTGATTTATACCATAAGAATCAAAACCATTTGTCTCTACATCCACTACCACAGTATGATTGTTAAGTGTAGGTAGAACCTTGTTAAATGTATTTTGATCTCTTACTAGCATTTAAAATAAATCATCCTCTGTATCATCAGTACTAAATGAGTTATTTGTGTCTTCAGTTTCAGGTGTGTTACCATATCTATCCATGTAATAGTCTTTGATAGATGGTAAGTCACTGATTTCAGGCTGTTTGTCTTCAGGTATGTCTGATGATCTAGTAGTTGCTGCAATAGTATATGAAGTATCATACATTCCTGCACCTGTTCTCTTGATCCTAATTACACCTTTATTTAGATTTCCCCAATCATTGTAGATGTCTACAATCTGGTTCCAAACGTAATCACTTCTTCCAAACCCTAGAGGTACAACTTTAAAGTCATCTACGACTTGTTTGTACATCTTCTTGCCAGCTGGACCTTCAACTTCTTCCCAATCATCCATTTTCTTTTCAGTGTGGATAATTTCGTGAACGTATGCCCAAAAGGCAAACTTATGTGATGGTCTAGAATCAGATGGTACAGCACTTGAGTCGACTGAATCGTCTGATAATAGGTTAATCCACCTATTACCTGATCTGTATGTATACAGATAGATTTCATCTAATAAAGCATCCCCTTCTTCTCCTGAAGCCACTGGAGTAAGAAATGCTTGATCTCCATCTTTAAACCAAATCTCTTTACCAAAAGATTGATTATCTGATGGATTTAATATGGCTTCTCTCTTTTGCAAAATTTTTGCTATTCCTGACATAGTAAATCCTCCTTTACCAATAATGTCGTTTTGCTATTACTTCTTTGAGTAATGCCTCGGAACGTACATCTTGTACGTCCTTATATTTTTTCGGCATCTTTATATATGATACCATAAAGCTGGTTGATATGTCAAGCATTGCTTTCGATATCGCCCTTTGTCCTGCCTCATCATTATCGAAACATAAGATATATTCTTCTGTTCTTAATGATCGCAGAATATCCAATTGTGCTCTAGACATAGTTGCTCCTAGAATAGCTACACTTGGATAACCCTTTTGATTTAACCACATTGTATCAAGTGACCCCTCTGTAATACAGACGTATTTTTTAGGTTCAGTTAACTTATGTGCTCCAAATATGACCTGTGATTTCTTTAATCCTTTTGAATACATGTACTTTGGGGTAGCATTTACCCTTCTTGTTACTGATCCAACTAGATTTGACTCCAAGTCATGAATTGGAATTACTAAATCATTGTATTCTGTTGTTCCACAACCCCACTCTTTCAGGGTTTCTTCAGAGAAACCTCTATCAAATATCCAACTTGGATGTTTTGATGTATCTGCTTTCATAAAAAACTCTTCTCGTTCTTCAATAGTAGCTACTAAATCATCAAAGAAGTTAATGGAAAAATCCATTTGACTATCAACTAATAATTTTTCTAGCTCTACTCCATTACAATCTAGATATTTTCTAAGAAAATTCTTTAGACTTCCTTGACCACACCCTGCGAAGCATATCCACAACCCTTTTTCGATATTGATTGAGCATGAAGCGACACCATCATCATGGAATGGACATCTTATTGAAAACTCATCATAGTCTTCAGGTACATCAATTCCTGTATCTAATAGCACTTGTGCCCAATCTATCATTATTTTGCCTCTTTTATTTTGTTAATTACGTTCCAATACTCTTTCATCAAAGCACTCTGTTCTGCCTTACTGATCTTTTTGTCTTCAACTGCTTTTACTGCAGTATCTACAAGCTTAACCAATTCAGGTATTACGTCTGAGTACTTATTAAAGAGAGAGTAATATTTCATAATCATTCCTAGAACTTTCATATTGCCTCCTTAAAAGCTATCGTTGCTCCAGATATCCTCATCTGTTTCTTCTATACGCCCTCTATCCACATCCCAATCCATAATAGAAACATCAGATGCAAGGACTCCATCTCTGTATTTTTGGTATTGAACTAATCTCTTATCTTCCTCATTCTCAACTCTACACATTGCCATTGCAACATCTGAAGAACGAATTAAAGCATCCCCAAATGCAACTTGATCTGCTCTAGGTGGCTCAAACATATTTGCAGCTTCCCTAGTAGCTTGTGTAGAAACGAATACAGGAGTATTAGTACTAAGAGCAAGAGTCTTCATACCATAAAACAATGAATGGGACTGTTCCCACATTGCTTTTCTACCATCTCCCGATGATACTAAATAAATTCCATCCAAAACAACTAAGTCTGGATTGTGTTTTCTTATTAATGCAGCAATACTTTCTAATGATATACTGCTTTCTCCTTGAATATGATCACATATTAATAATGGTCGTCCATTTAATTTCTGTAAAAATTCTTTATACTTATCTTCATCTATGGGTTTACCTGTTCTAAGAGCTGAATGAGAGAATTTGTATCCCATCATATTAGCTAAGACAACATCTGCTCTTAAGCTAATAGCATCTACAGGCATTTCTGTAGAAATCATAAGTGTTTTATGTCCATTCATCATTGCAGTTGCTGCTACTTGAATACACATCCATGTTTTACCAACAGTTGGTCTAGCAAACATTGCAATTAATTCTCCCGGCATCCATCCTACACCTGTTTTATTCAAAGACTTGAAAGGTGTTGGTATACCCATCATACCTTCCCCCATCTTTCGTTTCTTACTTCTAGCCTGCCATGCATCAAATCTTCCATCTGCTGCTGAATCATATGAAATTACATCTTCATCGTAAACAACTTCTATATCATTTAAGTTAGATTGAATATATGAGAGAGCTTTCTTAGGATCTTCTTTTAATAAATCTTTATTTGACTGAAATGAAGAAACAATATTTCTAAATAAGACTTGACTTTTAAAAGAGTCAATTGCATAATCTAAATTTAAACTATTTGCAGTAGTGTCAATTGTAGGAAAATTCTCAACTAAGGTATCAGTTGATGGAAAGCTTCCATAATCATCAAAATGTTTATTGATGAATTTTAATGCGTCTCCATGTTTAGCAAAATCCTTAGAAGAATGTTTAAACTTTCGTAAAGATTCCTTACTGTCTAGATTTAGTACAATCCCAGACTCTATATATTCATAACTTTCCATATTACTCCCCTGCTATATGTAAAACTCTGTTGTCGTCACTATGTACATAACATTTTAAATCGTCTTGTTTAGACATATCTTCTGCTATTAACTTAGCTGCTTCTAAACAATCATATACTCCAATAATCATTATATGTTTT